CTATTTTCTTTCCAGATCTTTCCTCAGCATATTAAACATCTTGCTTCTCAGCCGATACGTGTCCGCATGCTCACAGTGTGCAGACCAGCTTCGGGCTGACTCAGATATTTTATCCATGCTGATTTTCCCTGCATGGTACAATCGGGACAGGCCTTTAAATTTTCTTCTGGCTTTATTTATGCTGCGCTTTCTTACCAGCTTGTGTGTAGTCCAGGTCCTGTATCCCAAAAAATCAACGCCCTGGGAGATGGGGAACAGGCTGGATTTTCTGTTCAACGTCAAGGCCAGCCTGTGGCGGAGAAATGTTTGAATCTCGCCTTTCAACCACCACAGGTATTTCTTGCTGCCATGCAGGATACAGAAATCATCCATATACCGAATATAATAAGGCAGGCGCCAGTGCTCTTTGGCGTGATGGTCCAAGGCATTGAGATATATGTTTGCGGACAGCTGTGACAACAGGTTGCCGATTGGAATCCCCACCGCCTGGCCGTTGCTGTCTGTGATCAGCCGGATCAGGTCCATGGTTTTCCGGCACTTGATTTTCTGTTCAAACATATTTATCAGGATGCTGTGGTCAATTGATGGAAAATAAGATGCGATGTCGCACTGAAGGCAGTAGGCTTTGCCGAATTTTGCCTGGGCTTTTCTCATATAATTGACAAGCTGGTCGGATCCGGCGTGAGTTCCGCGTCCCTTGATGCAAGCATAGGTATCTTTAATAAACGTCTGCTCAAAAATAATGTTGATAACCTGACATAGCGCCTGCTGAACAATTCGATCACGGAACGGCAGAGACTGCACCAGTCTTTTTTTTGGCTCATGCACATAAAAACTGTAATAGGCACCGGTCCGGTAAGTTTCATTTTTCAGCTCACGCCGGATCTGAAACAGCTCTTTTGACAAATTGTATGTAAACGGAAGCACGCCACGCCGGAGGCGTTTTCCTCTCAGGCAAACCCGGTATGCGTCAAAAAGATTTTCGATATCACAGATTTTTTCGAACAGATGGTTGTATCGTTTCATAATTAGAGGGTGAATCGCCTGACGTTCGACCCTTGCCTACCAGCCAGACGATTTCTGTTTTTAATGTTTTGCCTGCCAAAATCAACAGACATGGACTGTGGGCTCCCTTGAATCATGCTCTGGACAGACGCCCGTGAGCGCTTGCCTTCCGGCTGTAATTCGAGTCGGCACGAAAAGAAATATTCGTGTTCGTGTTCGTGGGATGATTGTTCGTATTGACAATCAGACCGGAACGGGCATTAGACCCATTGTCCCAGTTGCCGCACCGCTGCAACGCACGTATAGCCCCAGCCCAAATCATTGCTGCAACTTCTTTTTCCACCCGCCGATCAACCGGCCCACCTCATCCACTTTGGCAGAAAGGATGGCAAACTTTTTGAACGGGACAAACTTTAAATTTCTGGCCATTTCAATTTGGCGCCTCAGCACCTCATGCTCAATATCCATATCCTGAAGCGTATTTTTCTTGAAATACCTTTTGTTTGCCGCCACCATCAGGCGCAAAATGGTGTATATCTGGCGTTTGATATCCGCGGCTAAACCATACTTTTCGGATTTTGGGAACTGCCGTATCGCAACATAGGCGTACTCAGTCAATTCAAGCATTTTTTGATAGGCAATCAAATTTTCCATGGCCAGAAATTTTCCTTTTAGTGTGCGCTATCGCGCACAAAGCAGATAAACAGCCTACAGATCCCCGTCCGACAAGGCGGCACGAAAAGAAATACGCGTGCTCGAGTTCGTGGGATGAGCGCTCGTAGGGACAAGCAGACCGGAACGGGCATTAGACCCAGTGCCCCAGTAGCCGCACCGCTGCAACGCACGGGAATCATTGTTGTCGTATTTATAGGCACTGTCCAGGTAGGTAGCATAATGGGTTGATGTGTCGGAAAAATCCGGCAACGCCATCTGTTTGCTGTCTGCGCCTTCCAGCAGTTTGCCGATTGCAGACCAGCCAGTCGTGACACCATTACACAGATCAATAGCCGTTTTAAGCTGTATCACGCAGTTGTCCCCATGTGACGCGCTCAACCCGGATGCAAGGATCACCCGGCCGGTGAAGCGACCAGTGATGATTACCTTTTCAACAACTACATCTTCGTTGCCGTTCACGGCATCTGTGATTGTGTAGGTGCCGGGCGTCAAGTGACAGATATCCACCCCGTCTCCGCCGGCGTTGTCATCATAGTCAATATAAGCTTGTCCGTATGAAGCCGCCCCTGCCAGATATGCTTTTGGTTGGATGAAACCAGACTCGATCCGGCAGTTCTCCCATTCATATGTATTCGCCACCAGATTGTGTATACCCAGGGCCACCTCAAGGTTATGATACCATGTTGACGGCCCGGTACCGGTCAGGCATCTGCCGGATACTGTCGGATCCGCGGTGCCGTAATAAGCAGCTTCAGCCGGATCGCGCGTGTCTTTGCCTGAGTTGTTGTTTCCCCGAAGCTGGCCCCAAAGGCCGGATTTCATCACCAGAGATAATGCTGCAAACCTTTCAAAAGGCGTGACCATGTGACATGGACGTCCGTTGATAATTCGGTTCGATGCCGCAATACGTGCATTCAGCCAGCTGATCGATGCCCATGGCACCTTGTTTGCACTTGAGCAAGCCGCGACCGTGCCGGGTGCATTTAGCGTGGTGGTGCCAGGGCTTGTATCCGATGCATCCGGTTGAGACGCTTCATAAGCATCCAGCCAGAAACCGCCTACCTTGATGCCGTTATGCGCTGACTGCGGCCAGCCGGATGTTGTGATCTTCGGAATGTAGGCCATGACAGATGACACGGTGGCGCCGGACCCGTCTGAATTGGCATTGTGTTCAAAGGTCTCCAGCCGGAACCCCATTTCTCTCAGCCTGGCCACCATCCGCATTAATTCATACTGCCTCATGACGCCTCCTGGAACTCCGGCATCTCAGCCAGGACCTGTTCCGGGGTCGGCATTGACCGCTCGCCGGCCATCACCGCTGCCCGGATCTCGCCAGCCTTGTTCCAGCATGCAGCCCCCCACAACACCAGATCTTCAGCATGCGGCCGCAATCCTCGCCAGATACCGGCGGTGTGGATGCTGTCAAACTCATAGTCTTTGGCCTTATTGTCCAGCATGTCCTGAATGGCCTGCTTGGTCTCCGCCTGGATCTGTTCCGGCGATGGCGGTACCGGATCTGCCGGCGCCGGAACAGGAACCGGCTCATACCCATACGCATGCTGCTCAGCCAGGCTCAGTTTATCAAAACCAATAATCACCCGACCGTCTTCTGTCCTGAATTTTTTTGGCGCAGGAAAATAATCAGTCATCAGCTTGCCTCCTTGATGTCTTGTTCCGCCACCATAAATTCTGTGGTGGTGCCGCCGTCTATGGTGGTCAAAACGATGATATCCGTTCCGGCCGCAGTGAATTCAGGGGCTGACCCGCCGCCGAACTCGGTGCCGGCCGGCAGGGTAATGGTGTGCGCCCCCCAGTTGGTTGCATAGATCACGATCCCGCAGACGGCCGGAAGATTGGCATACGTCAGGGTAATATTGCCGTTCGCTGTCACATCGAACACACTCCCGTCTTCATAGTCCAACTCGGTGGCCCCGGAAGCGGCTGCGATGGTGTGCAGGGTGTCTTTGTCGGCTTTGCCAGGCACCGCCTCCAAAGCCTCCGTCTGCTCATCCGTCAACCCCTTCGACCTCCCCTGTAAAATAAACAGATCATCCATATCCATCACCCCCTATAATCCCCGCCGGTACTGGAACACCTCGACGGTGCCCGTGCCGGACAGATACAGTTTTGTCATGGTGCCGGCCGCATCGATGCCGACCACCGGATCTTCGTCCGTCCATTCAGACAGCTCCGGATCTGCGTCAACGCCCTGACGGTACGCGGTCACACTGCCGGAAATCTTCATCAGCAGCACCAGGGCCGCGTCCGGATCGATGTCCACCACGGCTCCGGAAAACCCGGCGATGGCCGGATCAGGCGCATGAGCGCCCGGGGTATCCAGATCCACTTCCGCGCGGCTGACCAGCCGGGTCCACACCGGCGCATCTGTGACGACCTCCAGGTCCGACCCTTCCGGCGGATACACATACACATCCGCTTCATCGCCGGGCCCCAGATTCACGGTCTGCCCGGCCGTGTTGGTGACCATGTAGTATTGTTTTGCTGTTGATGTGTTTTTGATTTTTGGCATGGTGGGTCTCCTTTAAAATATTTTAATATGGTCAAGATCTAAAGACACTGCCGCTCCACCTACCACATATGTGGTGATTTCAATGCAATGTATCAATGGGTTCTCAATCCCATAATCACGCAAATCGAAAACCTGATATTCATCTGTTCCGCTTGCATCTATATATTTGTATTGTCCATACGACACAAAGTCAAAGTCAGGTCCATGGCTCAAAACAACACGGACAGATCCAGGAGCTCCAAATTCAAAGGGCCGGTCTGAAATCATTACATATGCAAATGACCCCCCATCCGCCACCCCGCGCCCTTTAATGTTTAAAATAAAACCATTCGGCGGATTGGGGTCTGGAAACGGATATGGTAGGGGCGGGGTTGGACCAAACGCTCCCCAGTGGTAATAACCGTCCCAAGAGCGACTCCAGTATGTCAGCCGATTTATACTTTGAGCGCTGCCACCCGGATGATTGAATTTAAGCCGATTGTCTGATATAAAATAATCAGGGCTGTTGTATTGGTATGGCAACCAATGATTGTTTTGAGTTTTTATCCAATCTTCGCGACCCGCACCGGTGGCAGTTCCGCTGTTTTCCCAATTCTCAACCCACCCGCACATCTTAGGACTATCTTTAAACCCAACCACAACCGGTCTGCCCCAGTCCTGCCCGGTAAACTTCACCAACACCTCGTCACCCACCGCAAAAGCAGCCCCGTTGCAGCTCATGTACTCAACCGGCACGTTATTCAATGTCGATGCTTGATTGATTCCCAATGCCTGCTGAGTTGAAGTGACCGCCTCAAGGGCCACAGAGGCCAAATCGCCGGCAATGGCCGTAATGGTCCCGTACCGGTAGGTTGGTTTCCATTTTTGCCAGCCAGGCAACATGGCTAAATTGTAGAAGGCGGCCGCCGGGGTTATGGCCATGGTTGGGGAAAGCTGGCCGTCTCTGGCTGGATCATACACAGCCTTTTCGTCATATCCAGGCTGAATATTGAAAGCCACAGATTCTCCAGGCACCTCGATCAGGCCAACATCGCCGGCCAGGTCTTCGGTCAAATCCACGCACCAGGCGGATATGGTTTCGGATTCCGGAATATTATCCAAGATCTCATTGCGTTTTTCCAATGACAGTTTTTGCAGCTTCAGGATGTTCAGTGCTTGTTCGTTTTCTTCTGAGGCAATCTGCGTTTCCAAATTTGCAATTTTGGCAAGGTTGGCCGTATTTTCTGCCTGTGCCCGGTCGGTATTATAAACCACAGATACCTGATATTGTCCGTCCGTTCCGCCGGATATGATAGTGCCTTTGCCCATTACGTGGATGCCAGTTCTATTGTTGAAGTTGTCGGATTGATAAAATAGCTCATTGTGTCAATCACAAAAGACACCCCGTCATCAGAAAATGTCACCGTGTCCCCGGGGTTGAGAAAAATATAGGGCCGGGCCAGGCGGTAATGATATTTACCGCCCCGGGTTGACCGGTAAATGGCGCCGGTCAGGGTCACCTCTTTGGGATAAAAGGTCGATGTGCTGTAACCGATCATAGTTACAGACTGGTTTGTCCCGCCCTCGTCCGGATTCACTTCATCCAAACTGGTTTCCATGATCGTTTCAGTCTGTAATATCTCGCCATTGCGCTCGTATGCCTGCTGAATTTTCAATTTCCCGTTGGGCCGGGCTGCGATCGCATCAGCATAATCAACAGTGGGAACAACCACACTCAAATAAGTGGGGTCCCCGGATCTGCGGCGGGCCTGGAGGGATGCCATGGGCAAAGTCAGGTCCGTGGTGCCATCTGCTGCCCCGGTCAGGGTGCATAAATACCTGATAATTTCAGAGCCAGTGTCAACGCTTTCGATGTTGAGGCCAATCCACGTAATCGCATCGGTATTGGTCCACTCGTTGGTATCGGTATTTATGAAATCAATGGCCATCAACCCACCTCGACTAACTCAATATTTGCCACCCAGTGGATGGTTTTATCGGCTTCTCCGGTGACAAGAACCTCAATGCCATTGACCCACCAGCCATCCTCCATATTGACATCCCAGGTGCTTGCGGCAGTAATAACTGCTGTTGTTCCTCCCAGTGTTCCGTCGCCGTCCATGGTTACATTTGTTGAGGCCGACGTGAAAACTATTGACATCCCGCCAAGACCCTCTTCAACCGCCTCGACGTGGGCATAATCCGCTCCCATCTGTGTGGCCTCAACGGTTGAAAGGTCTGTATTAATGGCGCTGATAAGGTTTGACAAGCATTCCCAGCCCTCAGTTGACAATTCAACTTCCCCGGTCCCGGTCCTTGTGGCCTTCCAGATAAACGTTTGATCGTCAATCTGAAGCGTTTCATCTGCCAATGGTACCCCGCCGGATATTGTTACGGTTCCTTTTGCCTGTCCTGCCGGTTGGTCGCATTCATTTTCATTTGGGGGGCCGATTCCCTGGATAGTTCCAATGCCTGAAAAATCTCCTTCAGCATACTCAGATGTGCCGCCAAATGTTCCACCTCCGTCAGTAGAAATGTTTGCGCCAGAACATGTCAACGGCTGTGAATTTCCGCCGCCACCCATTTCAGGAGAAATTGTAAAAACAACATTGGTACCGCTGATCTCTGCATTGGAAAGATACACTTCTTTTGCCCAGGCCACCCGCGCCAAGCTCGTCGCTGCCGTGGCCGCATCCCCTGCCTGAAGGTCGGTGGCCAGTGTCGGAGTGTCTCTGAAAGTATAGGTGTTGCTGCAAACCGTTACTGTGTCGCCATCGGAAACGGTGCCGCTTATCGTAACTGTTCCTTTTGCCAAAGTGCCGCCAACGTTTTTAAGGCCGCCGGTAATCCGCCACATGGCAGAATCACCCACTGTTCCGACGGCCCCGCCAACCTGTCTCGCAACCACGTCAATAGTGTATTTCCATGTTTTTTCACCATACAGCAATATTTTAGTTGGCACGCCATACATGTTGTCTATGAAAAGTGATGTTTCTGAATCATCAGTGGTTTCTTCTCTCATGATAATTTTTGAAACCTGGGCATCCCCCGGATGGTTAAAAAATCCGTTTGCATGAGATTTTTGTCCGCCAAATAAAACCGTTGCACCTATTCCAGATACATGCGCTCCGGCCACTTCGTTCATTGTCATAATTCTGTGATTTTTTCCGCTGGCAAACGTGGAGCGAACAAGTTTAACAAAGTTATTTTCACCACCAGCTATCACGTTATTTTCAGAACCATACCCAGCGACATTTCCTTCTCCGCCAATAATGGCACTATTTGTAGTGGTACTATCAACAATACCGATAGCCTCTCCCAGCGTGATGTTTCCATTATCAAAATCTATTATTTTCGGAAATGCAGAAACCAAAACCCACCGCTTGTTTCCTGCATTTCCGGCCGGAGAAATAACTGATGGGGAGGATTCAGCCAACCCGGAATCCGCATCCAGCACATAAAAATAAACCAGATCTGCAATAACAATGGCCCGGTCGCCATCAGAAACATTGCTGCCGTCAATGGCATCCAGTGCGCCTTCTCCGCCTCCGGTCAACGATGACGCGGGCAGCCATTTTTGTGCCATTATGCCGACTCCTTTTCTTTGATCAAAATTGTGATTATGGTGTCCGCCTTCTGCCGCCGGACACTGGATATCGCAGCCTGGAAAACCCCATCAGGGGTTGTCACGCGGACAAACGTCTCTGTTTTGTGGATGTTCACCAGCCTTGCCCGGTCCGTCTCGGTCATCAGGGCCACGACGCTCAAGGTCCGATCACCATCCGATACCCCGGAATGATTGATATACACGCCGCCATTCAGGGTCTTTGTGCGTGCCACCCGGGCCGGCAGGTTGTTCAGGTCAGATGATTTCTTTTCATGGATGACCAGGTGGCCGGCGCTGTTCTGTGTCAATGTCGATATAGCGATCATGAATTCAATCCCAGTAAAAAGTCTGCCGATTCTTCGTTGGCCCGGATCTGCACCTTTTCAATGACCTGCCACATGATCATTTCCAACGCCGGCTCCAGGCCGGTGGAATCAATCTGGATCATGGCATCACCCCGCTCCATAGATTCTGTTTTGGCCTGCATATATTCAGCCTGAGCAGTATTTAAAGCAATTTGAGAATCAACCATTTTCCCTTCTATGGCCAGTTGATCTTCCACCATGCCCCCAAGATCCCATTTTTCAGACATAGACAAATCAGACATATTGGAAATGAAGTCCCCAAACATGCTCGATGTTGACTCGGCCAAAGCCCCAACAGACTCACCGGCGGCATCGTAAGCCGCAACTAAAATATCCGCGTTTGCCTGGGCTTCTGCTATATCGACGTCCGCTTTGTATTCAAACGCCGTCTGGGCCGTTTCTGCCTGGGCTTCGATGGCGGCTATCTGTGTATCAATGTCTCCCTGAAGCTGGATCTCCAGCATTTTTTCTGTCGGGATATCATCGATCTGTTTTTCAACATCCGTGACCTGATCTTTTGCAACATCAATGATGACGGTATGCTCCGTTCCGGTTTCGTCCAGCCAGGTAATATAATTCTGTACCTGCTCAACAGCGTCTGTGTCTGCGTTGACGTTGACATCCACATCTTTTTTGTCAGGGAGTTTTAAAAACTCTTCCCAGAACGCAGTGATTTCTTTATCTGCCTGTTCGACATCCGCCCAAATCGTTGCCACCGGCGGATCAATCTCAACCCGATCTTTCATCAGATCCCGGGCCGTGTCCACACTCAGCAGATCCGCTTCCGCTGCAATCTTAAATATGGCCTCATCCGGCAGGTTCTCAACGTCGTAACCCAGTCCGGTCAGTTCTTTTCTGAGATCTGTCAGATCATATTGATAATTTTCCGTGCTGTTGGCCAGGGCTTCAATCAGCTTGTTGAAACCTTCTGCGCTGTCTGTGGCCTGATCCTGGGTCCCGGAAAAGTTGAGAAGCTTGTCTGTCCAGCCAATTACTGCCTGGGCCGTGTCGCTGACAGCTGGAATATATTTATCCATCAAGGTCCCGACCACATGGCCGGCGGCATAAGACAATCCCAATAAGCCCAATGCCTTGGTTCCGGTGGCAGCATTGATCACGTCCACCCATTTTGTCGTGGCCGCCGTGACAGACCCTAAAGATGTCACCATGCCAACAAGCTGCTTGGCCGCCAGCACATTGACCAGGTTGGAAACAGACCCCAGAGCATCGGCCGCACCACCCAAAAATCCGGACAGTTCATTAACGACTTTGCCCACTCCAAGGACATTCCCGATCAACTCAGATGTTTCGGTGTCCATGTCGCCGGCTTTATCCGCTGCTTCACCCAACCACTTGGCAACATCTTGCCAGATTTCCACAATTCCGGTGGTGACTTCGTTCAGCAATGTGCCCAGATTTACCAGCTTCTGAATTGCCTGGGACAGCCCTTCCAGGGTTGACAAGTCAACATCGCCGAAAAACGCCTCCAATACGCCTGCGGTTTCAGATGCCAGGGTTTTAATGGAGTTTGAAAAATCAGAAAAATCAACGTCTTTGAGCGCTTCAGGCAAATTTTTTGCCAGATCGTTGAGGGTTGTTTCAAGATCTCCACCCAGCTCTTCGATGACGTTGAACACGTCATCGAACGCCCCGGCCTTGATGGATGACTGAAGCGCCTTGAACACATCCGTCAGTGCCGTGGCAATGTCCCCGTATTCATCCAGCAGTTTTTCGCCCACTGCCTCCAGAGTCAATGTGACGTTGTTTGCCAGGGTCTGGTTGATGAGGTTGACGTCATCCGCCATTTTTTCAAATGCGGTGGCCGTCGCGCCGGTCTTGTTCTCCATGTCTTCCAGAGCGCCGGCAAACTTGCCGGACTCATCCCTGGACAGGATCAATGCCCCTCTCAATGCCTCAGACGATGTGAACAGTTTGGCCATCTGATCCACGTTGCCGCCGGTCACATCATAGACTTTGGCCATGATGCCTTCCAGGCCGTCAGCTGCCAGGGCCTGGGCAGAAAAGTCGAGTCCCAGCTCCTGGGCGTAATCACTGGCCTGCTTGGTCGGCTTGATCAATGCTTCGATGACCTGCCGGATCTGGGTCATGGCCTGGGAGGTGGGAGCGCCGGACGCGGTGATGGCGGCAATGGCCGCGCCCAGGGTTTCGATGGGCACTTCAGCCGCTGCGGCCGTGCCGGTCACCTGGGACAGATACTGTGCCAGCTCCGGGATGGTGGTTTTACCGTCTTTGACAATGGTGAAAAATGCATCAGAATACCGGGTCGCCTCATCAACGCCGTCCCCGTATGCGTTCAGGGAGCCCAGCAGCAATTCAGTGGACGCTGCCAGATTCGCCTTGCCGCCCACGGCCAGCTGCTCGGCCGTGGCCAGTGCCTCCAGGCTGTCGGTGTAATCCACGCCCAGGGAAATGGCCTGATACAAGGCATTGTTGATGTCCCCCAGTCCCTGGGTGGAATCAGAAACATACTGCAAAAGATCGCCTCGGAACCCATCGATGCCCGCGCCGGTCTCATCCACCAGTGTAGTGACCTCCCGAAACTGGGAATCAAAATCTTTGGCAACATTGACAGCCAGGGCCATGCCGCCGATGGCCAGGGCCCCCAGGGCCGCCTCCAGCATGACCACTTTGTCATGGGCATTAGCCAAAGGATCGGTCATGCTTTCCAGTTCTCCGAACCCGTCAGACACTTTTTTGGAAATACTGGTAACAGTGCCGGACACCTGGTCAACGCCACCGAATATAACCTCTATGGTTTTTTGCAGATCAGCCACGGCCAGGCCCGCCTTTCTTTGCTTTGCGTTTCTTTTTCAGATGATCGTAATACATACCCCACAGCTCCATTTCGGTGTCAGTCAAATACCCCTGGGGAAACAGATCCGGCCGGGCTTCATACAAAAACCGGCTGCGCTCGTAACAGAGTGCTAACGCGCCTCGGACGCCGGGGTCACGCCAGAGGCTTCGGCTTTTCCCGGCTCGTGTCCCTGGCCGGTGAGTTCCAGGATCTTTTTCCCGATGACTTCAAACTCGACGGGGTAGCAGGTGCACAGCTTGACCGTGGCTTCCTCATCCAGATCCGGATCAACTGATCCCAGGCGGACGATGTGGATTCTCAAGGCCACCTGTTCCGGCACTGCCTCCCCCATGCCCAGAATCTTTTTGGCTGATTCGGCTTTTTCTTTGGAGGTCCCGCCGATGATCCCGTCAACCAGGGCTGCCAGGTCCTTGCGGGTTGCCACGGCCTGTTTGGCCTGGCCCAGCTCCTGGCCGGTGATCCCGCGCACCTTGAACACCGGCTCTCCCTCGCCAAACCAGGATGCCAGCCCCGGGACGGGCACATCCGCCGTCCGGGGCTGCATCTTTGTATTCAGGAATTTTTCCGCATCAAATCCCATCAGGCAAGTATCCTTTCGCCCTGTGCTTCAGCGGATATGGTGGCGGCAATCTCGATGCTGCCGTCCGTGGGAAAGGTCTCTGCAATACCCAGAACCCCCTGGCAGTACACCGCCGGCACTGTCACCAGCCGGTCGTTGCGGAACTTGAACCATAATTCCTCACCCTCAAACGCCATGAATCCCTCGTTCAGGGTGTTGCTGTAGGCACTGAACCCGCCCTGGCCGATACTCCGTGACCGGGACCCCATGGCGCCGCCGTAATATTCTGTGGAAGACACGGAATAGCTGTTAGCCGGACGCACAAAATCCGATGCTTTGGGGATCTGAGCAAATGTGGGGGTGTAATACGATGCAAACACCTGCTTGGCGGCCACGGTGGTGCCGGTATCTTCGCTGTGAATGGCTGCCAGCTCGGATGCGAACGTCACACCGGCATAGCCCAGTGCGCCATTGCTAACCCGGATACGCTCCTGTTCCCACACCGGGAACAATGCGGTTTCCCTGGAGCTGCCAGGCACCTGCACGATCTCAGATGCAATCACTGCGCCGGGAGAATTGCTGGTCAGTTTTACCTGGGCAATCTCTATCGCATCATTGTCGATCCATGGCGGCCCGCCTGCTTCGCCCCGGGTGCTGGAAAATGCGGTCCCGTCCGTGCCGGCTACCACGGCAATGGCGCCGGCGGCTGTCACGGTGACGGAACAGATGATGTGCGTATTGGTCGTCACGGCCCGGGTGATCTCAACGTCCGTGTCCGCTGTGATATCCTCCTCTGCGCCTGCCAGCCAGCAGGTCCCACCGGAGATATCGATCATGTCGTTTGTCCCGGACGCTGCCGGAGAAACCACCAACCCGGTCAACACGCCATTGGGCCGGACGGTCGGCGTGAACCCGGCCCGGTTGGACCACAGCTCCGCCGCGCTGTTAAAAGTTTTGTTGTCGCCGGAATCCGAAAGCGCCGTCATTGCCACAGCGGTCTGACCGGCTTCATAGTCAAGTCTGGGATCTGCCATTGTTCTTGTCCTTTCTAATAATGGTTATTGGCTGTAGGGATTGCCCTTCAGTGTCGTGTATATAATGGTGAATTCCGCATATGCGGCCACGCTGGTATCTTCACCGGTCGGGGTGCCGTTCGGGCCGCCGCCGGTATATTGAATGCTTTTGATTTTGGAGGTCACTGCCACGGCCGGGTCGGTCATGAGTTTGATCATGTCCCCCAAAAGCTGTTCCTGGATCACGGACGGATCAACCGCACCGATTGCCACCAGGCCCTCGACCCGCACCGGCATTTGATGTTCACTGATGCCGTACTGATTCGTGGCCGCCTCTTCCGGCTTTGGAAACAGCACACACACGGGCAGGTCTTTTTCATCCACATACTGGACCGCCCGCAGGACGGACGCGCCGCAGTCGTGGTTGAACCCGCCGGATGTCCGCCAGGCTGAAAGCCGGGTGAGGTACGCGGAAATAATCTGTTCTCTGATGGTATCAGCCACGGTGCCTCCTCAGAATTTCATCGATCTTGTTTTCCACGTTCAACAGATACACGTGCTGTGCCTGGATGGTGACGGGGTCCAGGACTTCCGACTTGGCGAATATGTCCTCGATCCGGGGACCGGTCAGGCGTTCCAGGGACAGCCGGTATTTATCCGGCATTCCTTTCCATGGCCCTTTCGGTGCAATCTTGCCGGTTGGGAACCTTCTGGGTGCCGGCAGTGAACTGCGGTCTTTTTCCCGCCAGAACACATGCTCTTTGGTGCTGCCGCGACCCTTTGCAATGAACGCATGTTTCACCACAGATCTTGATCCTGATTTCAAAACCTTGACAGACACTCCTTTCTGGGTTTGTCTGGCGCCGAAATTGACCAGGCCAACCGGCTTGCCCGTGGCTTTCAGTGACCCGGACATATCAGAATAATTCGCCTTCTTGATGGTGAAGTCCTGCTTGATCCGGGCTGCCTTTAAATTGATCTCATTACCGATCCGGGCCGTGGCCTGGGTCCGTGCCGTGGTCAGGGTTTTGTTTATAGAGGTTGTCATTACAGACTTGTACTTGTCAGCCAGATCTCCCAGCAAAGCCTTGACCGCTGCCACATCCGCCTGATTAAGTTTGACCGCTGTCATTTCACCACCACCGTCACTTCCAGCCCGTCCTGGGAATACCGCTCAATCCGCTGCACGGTATAGACGGTGCCGGATTCCATGGCAAACGTATCACCCCGGGCAGGCTTGCCCACATCCGACACCATGGCCGTGACCGTGGTTCCCAGGGTTGCCATGTTCACATCATACCCGTCCGCCTGGATCAGGACATCGTGGTCCACCATCACCGGACACGGATCTACCACAGATCCTGACACCGGTGTGTACACGGAAGGGTCCGCAAATTCGTCAGAGTTGTAAAACACGTTCTTCAGATCATCGGCCATCTGTTCTTTGAATGTCATGACCCCATCCTTTTTTTGCTGGCTTAATACAGCCAGCAAACTTCCTGATCATTCCTGGCAGCACTGCCGGCGTGTAAGAAAGTGCGTCCTATCCCTATCCGGCTAAATCCAACCTTGATAAGGGCTTTTAAAATCAAAAACCGATCTCTGCTGCCGGAAACGAAAATGTCCGATCCTTCCCCCGTGACATGATCACTGGAAAACGTGCCCCCTTCATGCTTGTTCCAATAAGTACACCTGGACCCACTGATAATGTCGAATTTGATTCCACGATGATCCACCATCTTCCTGGCTTTGAAAAGCAGGTCCATGTGTTCTTTAGTCATGTTCTGTAGCCCGCATTTATGGGTGCAGTTGCATTCAAATTCATAGGGTTTGAAAAACGGGAGATAATCGGCCCAGTTTATTGAGCTGTTTGTCATACCCCCGCCTTGGCCATATTCAGCCGTGCAGCGGACGATTCATGTACAATTTCTATCACGGCACGAATCATCACCATTTGCCTGGCCTCACCAATACCGGAGATATGCGCCTGAATATTCGCTCTGACCAGGGCCGCCAGGTCGGTGACGGACTGCCGCTCCAGTGCAGTCAGATTAAGATCGGCGATTTTTTCATCCAACGCCGTTTCCAGATCAGCCACCTGGACGGCCTCCGGTCCGTCCATCACCGCCAGCAATGTCTTTGTAACAGCATAAGCCGGCACCACAGATTCAGGCATGGCAGCCATGGCAGACCCCACGGCCAGACGGATGGTGGCGGCCTCCACCTGATCCACCTGGCCGTCTCCCAGATTTTTCCCTGCACATCCTGTCACCATCATTATAAATGCCATGAGCACCAGCAAAAATGTCAGCATATCCATCATTTTCGTTTTCATAAAATCTTCCTTTCTTTAATAATTATAAACGCCAACGCCCAGCCATGCACCGGCACGGACCCCGGCATATCCGGCCTGGGCCGTGATTTTCCAGGAAGTTTTCCGGACATTCTTCCGAAATTCACGATCATGGAACAACCGTTCTTCCGGGGTTTTGGCAAGCAGACACCCATAATCATGCTTGCATGATGCGATGGGGTGACGATGCCGTGGCCAGACACTGCGCATAAAAAAATTCAACGGTGCAGCGGCAAGGCGGAGCAGGAACCGTTTGGTCTTTGACGGGCTGTTGCAGATCAGCTCAGAGCTGGACCCGTCCCACTCAAACCCGCCCGGGATCAATCCCATGGTGCCGTCCGGCTTCCGATACGGCAGCGGGGCCGTCAGCGCCCGGTGCAGCGGCTTGCCCGGCACATTGCGCATACATATGATTGTCCCGCTGGCTGTCATCAGTCCCCGGCCCTTTCATTCAGAATCCGTTCCTTCTGCTCCTGCGGGATGTCCATATACACCACCATAGATCTGAGCATCCGAAACACCAGGCTGTTTTTGGCATCCACGGATTCCTGGAATTTTTCCTGGCCCTTTCTCATCTCTTCGATCTTGGCGATAAGATCCTCGTTTGACCTGCAGTCTCCAGAATGCCGGGCCGTGCATTCCGATTGTGTGACAAACCTGCTACCGGTCAGCACCCGGATCACGATCCCGGCGATTATCGCCCCCAGGACAGTGAACAATCCGGACATCAGCGTCAGTTCAAGCGTGGAAAACTGCATCTGACATCACCTGTTCTTTTTTTTCAGGTTCGATTTCAGGCCTGCGGACGGATCATCTGTATCATTTTCCTGCCGGCCGCCGGGCAGATCCATGACCGGTTCGGCGGCGTTCTTGTCCACCAGCTCATCCGCAATTTTTGCGTCAAACTCATAGATTTTGTCCGGGTCCGGAAGATAGTGTTTGCCATTGACTACTGCGGTCCGGGTGAGCAGTATTTTTTTGGTTGCCATAAATCCCTCTCTTTTGTGTGAAGGCGGCCGGTTGTTCAACCCGCCGCCTGGCATTTAACACGCTGCATCAGGCGGTCCGGACGGATCAGTCAATCACCTGTACTTCGATGATCGCTTCCGGCTGCCAGGGTACCGGCAGGGGCCGGGATTCCGCCAGGAGCCAGAGCACGGACGGATCTTTTTCCAGCCAGGCTTTAGAGAAAATCTGGCCCACAACCTGGGCTTCCGCATCCAGATCCAGGATAATGCCGTACTCGATTGAAAACCGGGCCCGGGAAGCGATCATGTAAATCTTGTTGGCAGGGATCAGATTCTGGTCGTCACCGTCCGAATCTTCATACACAGATCCATAGGAGTACACATCGATGCCACCCAGGTTGCCCATGTAATTGGATGTGGCTTTCCATGTGAATTCCCCGGCAGACAGTCGGCGGGCATCAAACGCCTTGTCGTCTTCCAAAAGGGTCCACAGGGCTTCCGCCGCTTCCGTGCCGCAGATCATGAGGTCCGGGCCATACCCCAGGGCGTTGATCATCATCTGTGACCAGACCTTGACCTGATTCCTGGGTTTGGCTGTATCTGTGGCAGACCACTTGTCGTCACCGGTCAGGGTGATCTGGTGGGCATCGGGCATCAGATAATCCACCTGAAACGCGATATTGTCCTGGGATACCGCCAGGGTGCCGGTCAATGCCTGGGCACACATCCATTCCTTACGGGTATCGATGAGCATCTTCAGGTTCCGCTGTTCCGTAGCGATCTTCTTTTTCCGGGCCGCCATGATGTCCGTGATCCCTCCGGCATAGTAGACCTGGCCGGGGCCGCGCTGACCCAGCAGGTCCTTGGCCGTCATGGGATGTTTGGGCCGGATCCTCGGGGTTTTCACCACGCGGGTGGCCCGGGAGGTCCCCTTGACCACCACCCCGCCTTCCAGGTCGGTGATGAACGGGGCCATTTTCCGGCCGCCCTTTTCAATATCCACTTCCACCGTGTCGGTCTCGTGGGTATTTTCTTCCTTGAACACCAGGTCCTGCAGCATCCGGGGAGGTGTCGGGATCTGCTCGATTGCCCGGGTCTGGACCCTCCAGTCAAGATCAGGTATTTCCAAACTCATGTCGTGTCTCCTTCTTTATATGGTTTTAATGTGCATCCCCGCAACGTCCCGGTTGCAAAGAATTATTTTACGTAAATGCCGATTGACTTGAGTTCGGCAATGGCAGTGGCTTTCTGTTCGTCCGTGATATCGTCCGGCCAGGTCAGATAATGATCAATGGCAACGCCGTGCTCCATGAACACGGCCGGCTCGTCTTCTTCGCTGGCATCCACGTCTCCGTACAGGATACATGCGGCTTCCTGGGACCCATTGATGGCCCGGCCCACAGTGGTGCCACCCAGGGTTCCTTCGCCGTCAACCGTCATGTTGCTGGAGGCTTCGGTCAGCACAATGGCGTTGCCGTCGGTTCCGGTGGCAGCGGCCGTGATCACCACATCGTTTCCATCCGCCTCGGCGGTCACGGTGTCCAGATCTGCGGTCACTGCGGTAACAATATTGGCAGCGGCCGCGGCGGCATCTGCGCCGATAGCTACCTGGCCGGCGGTTGATCTGGATGCCTTCCAGGTAAACGTCTGGTCATCGATCACAAAAGTTTCGTCCGCCACTGCGATACCGGACATCGAGATGGTGCCCTGGGCAGCCACGGCTGCTTCATCCGGGTCCAGCTGCGCCTTATAGCCGGATGCAGTCAGAATCCCGCACACCGTGCCGGACACATGACTGCCTCCGGACAGGGTGCCGGACATAAATACCGGGGGGTGATCCCCGACAAACACGCGGTCCTCAAAAGTCCGCTCGGTCATTCCAAAATCCTGTGCCATGGTTGAACTCCTTTTATATGAAAGGGTTAAGTTTTAAGTGTTAAGTGTTAAGTCAGGAGGCGGACGTATTCTGACGCCTGTTTTTCGATGTCGCTCTGACTGCCCTTGTTGGCGGTGGAATCCCGGCCTTTCTGGGGGGTCACTCCCTGGGAGTGTCCCTGTTGGAGCGCGGCCAGGATAGCGGATCGGCTGGCGCCTTTACCGCCGGCGGCTGCGTCCCCGTCATCGCCTTCTCCGTCGTCATGGCCGGCAGCGTCCGGGACGAAAATACCCTTGAGTGCCTGGACCTGTTCGACACTGGCACCGGACTTCACCACCTGGGTAAAGCTTTCGGCGGCCTCTTCTCCCATGACTGCGGATGCCAGGCCCAGGACCCGGTCCGACTCGCCTGTCACAGCGACGGATACCGCATCCTTGATTTTCTGTTCTGTCTCCGCCCGCTCAGCCTGTTTGCCCTGATCCAGCACCTGGCTGTACAGGTCCGGGTGGTCCCGCTTCAAAGTTTCAAGATCCATGATCTTCTCCTTCTTTAAAATTGATGAAAAATAGGTTTCAAAATCCTGGTCGATCCGGTCGATCAGGCCCAGCTCAAGGGCCTGATCCGCCAGAAATACTTTTCCGTCTGCCATGCCCTGTGCTTTTTCTGTGGACACCCGGCGGTTTCTGGCCACGGCATCGATAAAAATGCTGTAAAGGGTGTCCAGTTTTTCCTGAAAATAGGCCCGGGCTTTTTTATTCAGAGGTTCGTCCTCATTGCCCAGGGCTTTGTATTCGCCCGCCGCCAGATGGGTGAAAGCCAGGCCCATGTCCTGGTTCCATTTTGACCAGTCAATGTGCAGGGTCCGCACACCGATGCTGCCCACGGCCGCGGTCTGGGGAGCGGAGATATCCCGGGCCATCGATGCCAGCCAAAAGGCAGCTGAACACATCTGCCCGTCTGCATAGGCATAGATGTGTTTCTGTTTTCCGGCATCAAACAGAAAATCCCCCAGCTCTTTACACCCGGACACCAGCCCGCCGGGGGAATCCACAAGCAGGCAAATGGCCCGGATCGACGGATCCTTGACCGCGGCTACCACCTCCCGCCGGATCCGCTGATAATTCCACCGGTATAAAGCGCCGGTGATGCGGATCACGGCGACATGGTCCCGGACATCCAGGTTCACGTCGTCTCCGGATCCGGTATCTGAAAACGCGACGGTTTCGACGGATTCGACCACCGCTTCCCGGCCCTGGTAGACAAGATTGGCGATTCTCTCAAGGGCCCCTGGAGTGATGGCCCAGGGCGCGGATAAAATATCCATATCTGTATTAATTTCCGGCGGCATTGTTTCCCTCCTGTTCCGGCTCATCAGGTTCATAAAGAATGGCGGCTGCATCCGCCGGCGGGATCACGTCCAGGGTTTTTTCCATACCGCGCTCAGAAGAGCGCTGGTGCAGGTTGGTTTCGTAATCCCCGCCACCCATCTCCGCAGTCACGCCGGCCAGGGTGGCAATGTTATGCTGGATCGCCAGGATATAGGCTTTGATCTCTTTGAGCGGATCCACATTGCCTTTGCGCGGCGGTATCCAGTCAGCCCGGGTATAAGCGTGGATAGCATCGTAGAAATCCGGCGACCCTTTGGGCAGTATGATCATGCCCCGCAGCCACGCTTCCTCGATCACCATGCGCCACACCGGCTGGCAGAACCCGTCCACCAGCCATTTCTGGTACATGCCGAAGACCCGCCAGGCTTCCAGGAGCGCAGCCCGGGCAGATGAATAATTGGTTTTTGAAAAGTCTTTGGCGATCACTTCATACGGCATGCCGATGGACGCGCCGATGGCTCGAAGGATACGCTCCACAAAAGAATCAAAAGAACCACCCGGGCGGTCGCTTTTCAAAACATGGGGCTTTTCGTTGAGATTGCCGTACAGGATGGTGCCGGGCGCAGCTTCATGGTATCGGGTTTTTTCCGCATCCGGGTCGGTGGACTGAAGTCCCTGGGCGGTGCCGGCGGGATCAGTGGTTTCAACAAAAACCGGGAACGAGGAAGCAATGATGGCGCCCACCAGTTCAAAATCCAGATAATCGTTGAGATCTTTAAAAAATTTCATGGACGGGGCCAGCACAGACACGCCCCGGCTCTGTTCTTCATTTTTAGACACAAAGGTGTGTATCGCGCCGGGTCGGTGTCCGATCCGGGCCAGAGTCCGGGTGAAGCTGGATGAAGACAGATCCATACTGATAAACCCGTCATCCGGATTTGCGATCCAGTAAGCCACGGCCTGGCCGTACCGGCCGAACTCCACGCCGTCTTTGATATTTTTTTCCCAGGTAAAATCATTGGGCGTGTAGACCCGGAGCGGGTCAACCGATTGCAACGCCAAAGAGAAAGTCCGGTCTGGCTGATCGTCGATCATAATCGGCAGGCGGAAGAATTCGCCTTTGACCAGCAGGGTCCGCAGGGCTACCAGGGTGTTCTGCCAGAAGGTCAGCCGGCCGGCGGCATCGCTTTCTCCCTGCCAGATATGCCAGGCCCATTCTGCCTGGGCCTGAAACTCCCGGCTCTGTTCATCGGTCCATCCCAGCACCTTGGCGTTGGGTCTGGACTGGGGTGTCAGCCCCGTGCCGACCGTGTTGACAGTAATGGAGTCGATGCTGGAGGCGGCATGTGTATCATTGGCCGCCAGATCCTCGGCCCGGTCCGCCACCACCTGGCGCTCCCGTCGGGCCGAATATCTGGTGTTCCTGGCTACCAGCCAGTTGGACAAAGTGCCACGGAGACCTGCAGCAGTGCGGGAAACCTCATAAGATCCATACGGATTGGGTCCGCTGGACGGCAGCGGCCGGTTATCAGGACCATACAAAACAGGCGGATTCCCGGTCATCGGGCCACCCGTCCCTGCATGCCCACCATCGTGCCGCGGCCGGTCAATTTATTCTTTTCTTTTTCAAACTCTTTGAGTTGCGCCCAGATTTCCGCCCGGTCCACCCGGGTAAACATCCGGCCGGCGATAGAATAAGATTGATTTAAGCTGACCGCCTTCAGGGCCGCTTTCCATCGCGCGATCTCTTCGTTGAGTTCTGTTTCGGTGAATAACGACATGGTTACATTTTAAAATCCCTGAAAAAAAGAGTTAATATATGTTGCGTTTTCTCTTATCACCTAACACAAGATTTAGGCTTTGTCGTGTACGTGGTGGACGTAGTAGACGTAGTGGACGTAGTAGACAAAAAATTTTGTTTTTTTATTTTTTTTTGAGCAGAAAACTGAAAACAATCACAAAAAAGGCCCTGCCTTTAGGTATGTGGCAGGGCCTGAAAGTTAAAATTTGGCGCGGTTTTAGAGGTCGGCTTTTTTAACCAAACCGGAATTTACGCATATCCCGGCTCCAAAAAAATCATCGCTTATATTTGTTTTGTATGCACGCCATCATCCGTCGCTTTGAAATGATAATGCTTATGATTGGGTTCTTCAAATTCCAGTAAACACAAATTTGCTATATCAACAAGATGCTCTGCATTGCCTGTTTCATTGTACATGTCCAGCCGCTGCCGAATAGAATCAAGACGATTATAAGCTGCTTTACCTTTTTGTTTCAGGCGCCCATATCGAATGGCGCCCATAATTAATCTATTGCGCATAAGCGTTTCAAACCGGACAGACCACTCTGTTTTTTTGAGTTCATCCAATGGCGCCACCCTGATTGTTGCAAGGCCGGCCAACTCATATATATGCGCTCTGATCTGGTCGTGTACGCTATGCACAATCAATATCCTCAAACACTAAGGGCAATTGTGCTTTTAATTCCGCCAACAAGGGAAGCATTAAGGCCCGGATCTGCGGATGTGCCTTTTTGGAGCAGCGGAGTAAAAAAATATGCCGCCATTCCCGGACATTGGCCTTGACCACGATTTCGGTTTTCAGTGAATTGGGCAGCACCTCTCGGGCCTGTTCGGGACGCCAAGCATCTTTACCAGAAAGCAACAAGCAGTAATGATCTTCTATATGTTGCATGATTCTTTTCCAATGTTCTCTTTTTAATTCAGAAGACTCATCCCACCAGCAGGGCCGGATGAACTCCATTTTTCCGTCATACCTCACATACCGGGTGGATTCCTGGGCAAAGGAACACAGCCGGTGCCGCACCAGTTCATGGGTCACGCCCCGGTTGGTGACAAACCGGACAATAATATCGCCGAACTCGATCATGGCATGGTGGCCCCGGTCCCGCATGCGGGTTACAAATTGCTGAGAAGAATGGTCTTTGCATTTGGTGTTGCCACATACCTCTCCTCTATCCCAAAAAGCATCCCAATCAGCTGTGAGGCAATCTTTGTTGTCTTTTTTAATACACCCGATTTTATCCTCACTCTTATAACAGGTACGGCCTGCGACTTCGATTATTTGAAGCAGGTTTTCTGGCAGACTGATGATTTCGTGAGATTGTTCAATAACTTTCATTACATTTCTCCTTTTAAATCATTATATTCATCCATATCATTGGGCACAAACTCTTCATGCCAGCACACCGTGCATTTCAAAAGCTTGCACCCGGCATTGAAATTACTGCCCAGACGACATTCCCATTCCATCCGTGCCTGATCCCGATTGCGTCCTTCCGGCGACTGATCCGGATACACATACACACAGGCTTCCGGGTCCCACACTCCATTGTCCGGGCAAAACTCGCAACTGTTTGACACTCTCACGTGAAAAAGGGCGGCTCCGCATTGTGCACATTTCTTCATTTTCCCTCCATTCTCCCGGGTAAATATTATCTGTTTGATAGCAATTCCTTTTGCCGGGACCGGCGCTATGCCCCTTCCCTGAATTCCTGCTCTGCAATAAACCGCGCCACCACGCTTTCCTTGACCCGGACCCCTTTCTGCCGACCGACACGGAAAGCATCGATCACGCCGGTATTGATCAGGTTGTAAACGTGAGCCCGGCTGCATTTAAGCCGGTCCCGGACCTGTTCCACATTCAGGATTCTGTCTTTTTTTTCCATAACTCCTCAATTCCTCCCATGAATTACCGGTTTCCGAACCATGACGGCCGGGGACGGGATACATGCCGGCCGGTGGATGAATTACCCGGGGGCTTGGTATCGGGTTTCTTTGCCAAAGGATCCGGCAGCAGGTTCACCCCGCCTCCGGGCCATTCCCAGTCCGCCAGGGCGCCGGCGATGACCTCCGCATCCAGGTAATGGTTGTCTTTACGGACCGGCACCCAGGTCTCGATGCCTTTGGCGTTGAGCTGCTTTTCTTCCGCTGTGATCTGACGGGCATAGTCCATCTGGGTTTCACGGTGCAGCCATGCGCCGCCCGACTCACCGGACAAAGATTTGCCCAGGCGCTCGTAAAACATATCTTTGAGCTTGTCTGTGTCCAGGTGAACCAGACGCATGCCCATTTTCAGGGCTTTGCCGGACGGTGTTTTGTTGAGCACCGATCCCATTTTGAGTTTGCCCGGCAGTGGATTGGAAGATCCTTTGGTTCCCCAGACCCGGCAGGTCCGGGAAAACCCCATGTTTTTCTGAAGCCACAAATACGCCTCTTCCGTGGAAGAGATGTCTGTCTGGTATTTACCGCCGCCGGTGTCCAGGGCCGCCCGCCAGATCCGCATTTTCCGGTCTGAATCCTGGACCGGCCAGACCGTGTCAAACAGTATTTTTTCCAGATCATCCCATGTGCCCAGGTGGCCGTAATCCACCAGCCAGCTGGTATAATCTTTTGCCCAGGCGCGGATCACATAGAAAAACCCAATTTTCTGCATATCAAAACCGGCCGTCAGTGCCACAGCACTGGCAGGGATCACCTGGGGCGGCAGATCCGCCCGGCATTTCAGGATTTCTTCGTCCTCCTGTTTAGCCAGGACCTTGTATTCTTTCCACGGCTCTGCGCAGTATCCGTTCATAAAATCCCGCATGTCTGTCTGGGATTTCAACCCCTTGAGAAACGCGGCCGCACATTCGGAAAGGGACACAAAATAAGAGATCCATGCCGGGATATGAAACCCGACTGAGGCCGGGCGGAACCGTTCCAGATATACCTGCAGGGTCACTTTGGCGGTCCGCTCGATCCACACCCCGGCCCGGACCGCCACGTTCCTGGCTTCGTCATCCCATTTAGCCCCGCATGACGGGCATTCGTACCAGGCCAGGTTCCGCCGCTTGATCTCTGTCGGGTCCGCCTTGGATCGGCCTTCCCATTTGATCTGCGCAAAGGTCATCAGATGCAGATGCGTGCATTCCGGGCACCGGGCATGATAATCAAACACGGCCTCGCAATTCTTGATGGCCTGCCAGATATTTCCGGATTCAATGGTGGGAGACGATATCTTGATGAACTTGTATGACGACCGATACGTATTGAATCGTTTGTCGATCAGGGCCAGGGGGTGCGCTTCGGTGCGGCTGATGTTGAATCCTTCCTTGTCGATCTCATCGGCGACCGCGTATTTGATCGGCTTGTTTGCCAGTTTGGATGCAGACCTGGCCCAGCCGAAATATATCGGCATGTGATGCAGCCCGATCCGGTGGGAGGTGGCGTCTTTGCTCACCCCGGTCAAAAACGAAGATAACCGCGGGGAAGACTGGATCATCGGCAGCACCCGGTCGTTGCAGTTTTCCTTGGACGTGTCTTCATCCGGGTATACATACAGCACGGATCCGGCGGCCCGGTCGATGCAGTATCCGATAAAGTTATGAGTGGCTTCTGATCCGCCGGTCTGAGGGGTTTTGCACAATACCACTTCCCGGACACATGCCGTGCCCATGGTGTCCATCACTCCCGTCAGATACGGGGTCACGGAATTACGCCACAGCCCGGGCATGGCCGACATGGTCAACACACGATGTTTTTCCGCCCATTGACTCACCGGCATTGGTTTTCGCTTGCGCCATATTTTACGCTCGGCCCGGGACCATATCACATTCACCAGCCGGCGGATCTTCACTCCTGCCCCGGGCGCCCGGGTCATGCCCGCCATGACAGACGTCCACACGCCGGGTTCACACCAGGCTGGCCGGCCTTTGACAGAAATCCGGCCCGTGAAGGCCGTGTCTTTGAATAATGTATCAGATGGAACGTCAGCCATTTATTCACCTTCCTTTTCACTGTCTTCAAACATCACCATAAAGTTCCGGGTGGTGGCATAGGTGTTCAGCTGTTCGTCCAGGGCCTGGTTCAAGGCGGCCAGAAAATCCGCTGCCCGTTCCGGCGTGCCGTTGACCAAGGCAATCCATTCCCGGACCCGGACATTGAATATATTCCGAAACCCAGAATCCAGCACAGACGCCCGGGCTGCCAGCTCCGCTTCAAATTCCGCCCGGGGAATATACCTGCCCTCCTCTTTTTCCTGCTCAAAATTTTTCCGGCGAAGATCTGCTTCCTGGAGCTTGATGGCGTTCATCAGCTTCGTGGCTTGCAGATTCTTCAGATCCCCTTTATTCACCCCTGTTTTTTCCAGGTGTTTTTCCGCGTACTCCCAGGCCGCCAAAGCAGACACCGACTTGTTTCCGGCAGGGTCCACCGTCGCCTGGATCTTGCCGTTCTCCGCGTCTCGGTATATCTTTGATTTTGACACCTTGTATCCCTGGCCGATCAGGTAATCATTGACCTGCATCAGGCTGGTGAATATTTTCTGATCTTCGGCCATCACGCCCTCGCCTTTTCCGCATGCACCACCCGGCAGTTCTCCCCGGTGATCACGTCATCCGGGTGATACATGCGCAGATACCAGTGCACCTCATCATCCCCCATGAACAGATCCTTGATCCGGTTCCGGATGGTCTTGTTGCGCAGCCCGTTGAAATCGATTTCCGCCAGGGTCTCCGTGGCCGTCAGAGTCACCGGGTATTTTTTGAGCAGATAAGACAGCTCCTGGATCGGGGCCATGCCCGCCGGCGGCAGATACTGTTCATCCTGGGCCAGCTCCATGGTCACGGCCGGAGGCAGTCCGGACCGGATCCACGCCTTGATGTCCACACCCTTTTCAAACGCCTCCCCCGGATCCTTGCCCTGGGGAACCGGCCACCGCCGCGCCTGGGGAAAGTGATCCAGCCACCACTTGGCCGCCTTGCCCCCGGCCAGGTTGTCATCCCCGAAATCCAGGGCCACCAGGATGCGCACCGCCCCTTGCAGATGCCAGTAGATCCCGGCACCGGGCTTGGCCGTGGCAGACCCCAGTGCAATGGACCCCACCATGGACCCGGCCCGCCGGGCAATCAGCATCTCATCCAGGTCTGCCTCCACCACCGCAAACACCCGGTGATCCGGATTGTGCCCGGCCAGATCCATGCCCGACCCCGGCACCACATAATACTTGACATCCTTGTCCGTCTTCAGGTCCTCGGCCGGGCGGCGGATCCGCACCCGGTACAGCGCCCCAGCTTTATATGTCGGAATCACCAGCCCCCTGGGCACCCACAGCATTTTGTCCTTTCCGGTTTTCGGATTGAATACCCGGGGCAGCCCCCAGGCCACACGCGGCCGGAACAGGCAAGGTTTCCCATTTTCCCCGGCAAACCATCCCAGCCTGAAACCCTTCACCGCCTGGAGATCCAGCCCCCGACCGGCCAGATAATGCAGGGCCGTGTCATTGCCCAGCAACGCCTGGTGGGCCGCATCCACAAACGCCCCGGCCTTCACCTGCCATGTCTCCACCGGCGGATCATACGCCCTGGGAACAAACGCCTCAGAACCCGTTGACGGCCCCGCACACGCCGGGCGGTACGATGCCGGGCGATACCCCTCCGGCCGTTCCCGGTCGCACGCCTTGAACGCATCCGGATACGACATGCCCCGGTATTCCACCAGGAACTGCACGTCATCCCCACCGCGCCCGCAGCCACGACACCAGAAAGAACCCCGCCCCCCCCTATCAGCCGGCCAAACGCGAAAACGGTCCCTTCCTCCGCATCCCGGGCACGGGCCGGCCCATTCTCCGCCATTGGTCGTTGCCACCTTCTTGAGAACCACTCCGGCCCCAGACACCAGCTGGACCATATCAGTCATGACCACCTCCATGCGCCCAGGAAGCACAGACCCTGTGCGCGGTTGATTCCCAGCGGGAAGAACTGGACAATTCCGGACCATCGTTTTTTTTCTTCCAGAACAAACAAACATCTGAAAATAAAGGACAATTCTTTTCTTTTTGGAGGAAGGGAAGATCTTTTACTAAAAATTGAAAAATAAAAAATAATAAAAACATTCTAAATATATGTAAAAAAACCTCCCTTCCTCCAGATATGACAGTCCCTGTGTTCGTTTTCATTGTATTTTCAAGCCCTAATTTAGTTTGGAAGAACCAGTTAAAACCCGGTCTGTTCCTCCGCTTTTTCTTCCTTATTCCAGTCAGTCAGAATAAAACATCTCTTTTTGGTCGGTGTGTCCGTCGTCCAGAAGCCCGATGCCGACATACCGAATCGTGCCGGATTTCTTTTTCTCGAACCGCTCTGTCATCCACTGACCGAACCGCTTTTTCTTCGGCACCCGGTTGGATATGTTCTCCCGCCACCACTCCTCGAACCTGGCGTACAGGGCAGACGCAGACGCTTCATATTTTTCGACATCGTCCGGCTTATTGATCAGGCAGCATTCGTCAATGAAATCCCCGACAGAATCCTCATTTTTCTTGTACTCATCCACAGCCGCCTTGACGATGGACGGAGGCGCCAGACCCATCTGCTGCCACTCCAGGCACCCGCGCACCATCCAGGCAAAGATCCCGGGCAGATCCTTTTCCAGTTTTTTGTACAGCAGCGTGTCTGCCCGGCGTTCGTTTTCCTTTTGCGGTTCACGATCCTCAACAAACGACAGCGTAAACGGTATCAGCTTCATGCGCTCCCAGAACGCAAAGTCATTGGCCGGCGCATGCGGCTTGTTGTTGGTCAGCAAAATCAATGTGTGTGACGGCATCCACTGGACCTCATCCCGATCATGAACCCCCCGGGCCCGGATCGGATCACGGCCGGTCAGCCATTTGACTTTGGACGGGCTGATCTTGCACCCGTCATCTGTTTCCGAAGCGAATGCCATCCGGATACCCCGCAGCGTCATCAGGTCCGGAGACGGCCCCGCTGAATTTGAGATCCGGTAAGTGTCCAGCAGCATTTCCGGGCGGATGGTGGCGGCCATCTCCCCAAGGACCTTGCACAGCATGTCCACCAGCATGGACTTGCCGTTCCTGCCCTGGCCGGTCATGACCACGAACACGCTCTGGTAGACCTCTCCCACCAGGCTGTATCCGCATACCCGTCGCATGAATTCAATCAGCGGGACATTGCCGTCAAAAATTTCATACAGCACCTTTTCCCACAGCTCACTGGAGGCCTCGATGCCTTCATCCGGCCAGGAAACCGGTGACGATTTCACCAGGTAGTCCTTTTGCCTGCCCGGCTCCATCTCACCGGTCTTCAAATTCAGCACCCCGTTGGCGCACGGCAGCAGCCATGGTTTCTGATCCACCTCCGTCCCGTCAATGGCCATCGGATCCGCAGACGTATGCGCAAACATCAGGCAATTTTTCCGGCGCCGGGTGGAACGAAGCGCGCTGACCCGGTCATTCAGCTTTTTTCGCCGGGATTCAAGGTGATTTATTTCGTCCCCTTTGTCTCGCAGCTTCCTGATTTCGACTGACAGCCTCTTGGTCTCATCTTCATACGCCAGGGCAACCCCCTCCACGCTGCCCTCGGCATTGTCCATCCGATCCACCACCCAGTGGTGACCGGTCCACTGCATCCACCGGTCCATTGATTTGTTGAACACAAAGTCATCCCGGTAAAGAGCTTTGAACAGCTCTGCATCCCCAAGCTCGTTCCGGTACAGGCACTGCATGATAAAATCCGAATCGATTACAGGCCGGCTGCCATGACCACCATGACTACCTCGAATTCCATCCCGGGTGCCTCGCCCGGATCCAGATCCTGCAGACTTGCCCGCCTTCTTTTCCTCCTCCGCCAGGGCTAACTGTTCCTCATCCGCCAGGCGACTGCACTGCTCCCTGATCTGTTTTTCATCCATTTTGCACCCGAATACAGACAGTTTTTTGGTGATTTTTTTTATTCAAACTTCGAAAATTGCGATTTAAGAGGGCCTTCTTTTTCAGCTTTATAATGCCACGCAAAAAATCTAAAAATGAAAATTTAGGGCTATGGGTGTTTCCCATTTCCCTCCCATTTTCAAATTCAAACTCGCGGAAAAAAAGCGCCCTTATCGACCCGTATAAAAACAAGGCCCAGGAAGGACCCACAGCTTTCCGGGAAGGTTTTACCTTTTGATTTGTAAAACTATGGTGTGGGGTGCGGGGAGCAGATGTCACGATCTCACCTCTCCTGGGTATCGGTTCACCTCTTTGCATGCGGATCTAAAATCGTCCCAGAGATCTTTCGAGATGACCACCGTTTCATTGTCCAGGGTGTCTGCCAGAGCAACCACGGACATGGCAATGTGTTGCAGCCTCTCATACGCCTGTAATTCTTCAACCTTGATCGTCACCCCATCCATATGTGTCGCTCCTGTGAATTGGTATGAATAAAGCCGGATTTACCAAAAAGACGGCTCCGGCGGGCCTTTCAGCGCAAGGAGATAGCATCGTCGCGTGCCCGTTATTAGCGCCACGGTGCCGGGCGCAATTGTAAAATCGGTTTGTTTAAACACGGTATATTCCACCCGGTAGCATGCCGTGTCTATCAAGCAGGTCATATATTTCCAGCATGGTGTTCTCAACCTGCTGCCGGAACTCCAGGTCAATATCCCGGATGCCGTCCGGGTGGCAGTGCTGGTTGAACTGGATCTGCTTGAAGTGGATGCTGCTGTAATACTGGCAGTGGTGTTCCGCGTACTTGAGCATGCCCTCGGCCAGGCTGTGAAAACCCAGCGCGCGGGTGTAGGCGATCACATCGACAATGGTGCGGTCAGTGACTGTGATATCGAACCGGTGAATGGACTCCATCTCCGTCCGGATCTGGTTGGAGAAGATCCATGCCTGGGTTTTTTCTGATCCGGTCTGGTTGATGTGGAACGGACAGAACGCCTCAAGGTCCGCCAGGACATGGACGGACTTGCCTGGGTTATACAACTTTTCCTGCTGAGCCGTCTGCAGGGCCGCGGTGGTCTTTCCGGTGCCTTGTGCACCGGTAAATGATCTGATGATTTTCACAGATCCCTCCCTATGCAATAATGGAAACGGTGCCCGGGATGGCTGGCTGCTCTGTCCGACTCAACAGATAGCCCTTGATCCTTTCAATCGCCACCTGTTTCCATGCAGCGCCGTCGGACATGGTTTCGATGGTGACATTTTTCATTTCCTGCATTATTTTTCCTCCACACTGGTGGTTTTGTGTCCGCAGGCCGGGCAGATCCAGTGATACACGGTGGATCTTTTGCCTTGAACCATCCGGTAAATCGTCATCATTTTCCCGCATCTGCATTTCATGTTCACTCTTTAATCCTCCATACCATCGGCAGGGACAAAAGAAAGAGAATGCCTCCAATACAGTTGGCCCATGGAAACCATGCCCCTTCAGACCCTGCCATGTTGATACCGACTACAAATAATATTCCGGTCAATGCCTTCAAAAAACCTCCTTGGTCCGGGTGCTGTCATCACACAGCGCCCCCGGACCCTCAAAAAATTAATGTTTTACCTGGCTCTGCCAGGCGGTGAGTTCAGCCCGGGCCGCCCGGGCTAATATCGTTTGTTTTCAATGCTATTGGCCTGGGCCTCGTATATAGCCAGGGACTCATCGATATCGTGTTTCGCCTTGCGGCACAGTTCGCGCACCACCGGCAGGGGCTGGCCCTCCCTGAGTGCGGTGTGAAACTCGGCCAGGGCCGGCAGGTCATCCAGGCATTCATCCGCCAAAGTCTCTTTGTCCGGATGAATCTCGCCGTCACACACCAGGGTGCAGCCGACGATCCCGGCCAGATAATCCACGGCGGCCCGGGCAAAATCGGTCCGGCCACGCTCCATGAGTTTTTCCAGGGTAATCCCCAGCATACCCAGGGGATTCTTGGTGATGGATTCGGTGGTGGCCGGATCTGCACTCCATCGCTCCAGGGTTCGGCCGGAACAGTTCCAGATTTTCAGGATCAATGATTTACCCAGATGATAAATTGCGCCGGAATACCATTCCCAGGGCGCGACGGGTGTACGTGTCGGTTCGCGGTTCATTACGACGTTCCAGTTGATGTTTCGGGTTGATAATGTAAAAATGTGGAGATATTTGTCATGAATTTATGCCGCCGGAAAAAGTTCTGCTGCCGTGTCCCATCTTATATGGGAATATCTCGGGAATACGGGGGTGCCGTCATCGGAAACTGCGCCGTATTTAAACGTGACCAAGGCACCGATGGGCTTTTCGACCCACAGCCGGTATCTTTCCGAATCCGTCAACCCGGCACACCGGAACTTGACCCCGTTTGCCAGACGCAGGATCAGGCTGCCGAACGTGCGGCGGTTCTTTGAGTCGTCTTCCGCATCGGCAAATCCGACCAGCTCGGCTTCCATGTCCTGGACCGGTTTAATTTTCACCAGGGCGGCGGATCTGCCCGGGCGGTATTTTTCTGATTTTTTCCTCAGAATGATGCCCTCATGCCCCTGATCAAGATACCGCCGGTAAAACGAACGGATGTCTGTTTCTGTTTTGGGCCGGTCCGTGACCACCCGTTTGATGTGGCTGGTTTCAGGAAGGCTGTTCAGCAGCTTGACGCGCTTCACAGCGGTCATGCCGTCCAGGGCGATATCAAACACATGGAATTCAAGGGCCGCGGTGTCGTCTGATGACCGCTTGCGCCGGGCCAGGCCGTTCAGCTTCTGAAAAGACAGGTCCCCGGTATATATCTCGCCGTCCAGGGGATACTGTCCACAAGGGTGTGCCATCAGCTGATCGACAATGTGCTTCACCGAATAAATCCGGTTTCCGTTCCGGGTGTACAGGCCTTTTTTTTCCGGGTCCCACATGGCCCGGATGCCGTTCAGCTTGGGCTGGCACAGATACCGGTCCGCCGGGAAGTTGATGTTGTCGATATTTCCGGTGGCGGCCAGCATGGGAGATTTGGTAAAACTTTTCGTTTCAACCGGCATGGTGAATTCTCCTTGTTTGTCGGTGGTTTTTTCCATATCCATAGACCGGGTGATTTTGACCAGTGCCGCGGATCTGCCGGGCTGATAGGTCTCTGATTTTTTTTTCAGAACAATGCCGTCATGGCCCATGTCGAGACACCGCATGAAAAACCGGCGGATTCCAAATTCATCTTTGATTTTGCAGGCCGGCACCTTTTTGACATGGCTGGTTTCCAGCATCAGGCGGAGCGTCACGTAGGTCCGGGCCGCATAACGATCCAACCACGCGATATCAAACACATGAAATTCAAACGACATTGTTTTACTGTTGGGCTTTTTCCGTGAAATCAGATCTTTCATTTCCTTTTCGGACAGACCCGGTGCGCAGATCACGCCGTCCACCGGGTATTCTCCCATATGAGGCAGGCACGATTTGGGGTGGGGATCCGGATACGAATGGTTTTTAAGCTGCGCGACAATATGGTCAACGGAATGGATCTGAGTGCCGTCACTGGTGTTCAAAGTCATGGTTTCCGGGTTCCACATGGCCCGGATCCCTTTCAGAAGCGGCTGAAAATAATATCGATCCGGCTGAAGATGGTTGATGTCATCGACGCTGCAGGTGGCTGCCAGCATGGGAGCTGTCGCAAACCTGTGTTTTTCGACGTTCCGTTCCTGTCTTTTAAATGATAAGGATATCATGCGGCTTCTCCTTGTTTGGTGGTTTTGCCTGGGAACATGGTTGATTTTGTGGTATGGCCGGTCATATTTTTTACTATTAACAGAGGACAATTTGATTCATGGAACATCCAAACGTGCTGAACAAATTCATAGATACGAAAAACAATGTTACGTATGAGATATGGGCATACCGGAAGCTTACCCAGACAGAAATACGCACGGCTGTTCGGGTGCATCTTTCTAAAAGAAGAGCCTTGCCCAAAAAAGGCCGCCTCATAAAGATATGCAGCCTTATCGGACACAATGACTAAGCCCCTCTATCAGCTGTGACAACTGATCCTGGTTTATTTCGATGGTGGCGGCGGTCCCGTTTTCCCATACAGTCAACTCGGTTTTATCGGATTCCGGATGGGTGGAAATGGCATATGATGCCCGGAAAAATTGTTCGGCAAAAGTCTCACTGTTCGTTTTCACGCCATCTTTCTGTACATCCACGCCTTGAATGACGGAACGCCGGTCATTTCGACGTTCCAATTGATCTGTCTGCTCGATAAGGTGAGAATGACAGTGGTTGAGGAGGGTTTGACAAAACAACTGCTGGCTCCAGGCATCCGGGAATGCTTCTTTCAGCAGGACTTCAAATGCTTGCAGTATGGGTGACTGACAGTCGGATTCTGATTTGTTGCTTTTCTTTTTCATGCGGCTTCTCCTTGTTATCGGTGGTTTGTTTTCTGGTTGATCTTGTGATAATGAAAAACTGTTGAATTCCATAAATAAACGGGAAAGGACATTAAAATGGGAAATAAGAAACCCGGTTTTACGCTTGAACAGCATGATCAGCTTGGCCTTGAGCTTCAGACCATTTTTGACCGAATGGGAGCCATCAAGGCGGATCTTGGCGTTTGCTATCCCAGAAGCGGAAAAGATGGCAAAGCTTACCAGAGGATGGCAAAGGTCATCGATTATATCAATGACATCCGGTCTGAAATGGATGAGTTTGCTTTTAATGAATTCAGCCATATCCAGGACCTGGACACCAAAAAACTGTATTACCGGGCTTTGAGAGATGACCATATCACGCACCCTAAGCCGATACACCCATATCCAGAAGAGTAGACCTGGCATCCTCTTTTTCATCGTCGACCAGGCCGTATTTGATTTTGTACATCTCGGCATACATGTTAAACTTGTCAGCAGACTTGGCGGCATAGATGACTTGCTCTGAAAGTATCGCGTCAGCCCGGTCCAGATAAAACGCCTTAATATCTTCAGGGGTGTCAAGGTTGGTGAGAACGAATTCCTCATCTTCGACATTGTAAGCTGCATACTTGCCATTGGGCTGCTTCAGGATTTCAATGCGTAAAATGTTCATGGCGGGACCTCCTGTTATTGGTTGACGAAACGCCTGTCATTTCGACGTTCCAATTGATCTGTCTGCTCGATAATGTGAGAATGACAGGTGTGTCGGTTGTTTTCCTTTTTCATGCGGCTTCTCCTTGTTTGGTGGTGGGCAGCTGGGCAAAGGCCAGTTCTTTTTCAAGCACGGAGAAGTCAATACCAGACAGGCATGTCAAGACATGGTCATTGATTTTGTAAAGTGTTGCGCACACCTGGCTTTGGTTATCAAGATTGATCTGGCCGGAAGCGGCGAGGTTCAACAGCTCCCGGGACTGTTCTTCAAGTTCCTCAGCCAGCGCCAGGTCTTCCGGGTGATAGGTGAACCAGACATAATCCGATGTGACAGCTTCATATTGGTCATAAAATTGTTCTGGGCTCATGCGGCTTCTCCTTGTTTGGTGGTGGGCAGCTGGGCAAAGGCACGCCGGAGATCTTCCGGGGAGGCATCTTTCCACTGCTGGGTGGTTTTTGCGGGAAAATCTTCTGACAATTTTACCGCTAACGGCCAAGAAACTGGCCTTTTCCCTGAAAGTGTCAGTGAAACTGTGGCCGGGCTAAGGCCATATCGTTTGCAAATATGTTGTTGTTTGATCTTCATGCCTGCAAAATTATGGGAATATTTTGCAGATGTCAACAAATATTTTTTGCAAATTGCAAAAAATATTTTAAGTATCTGAAAAAACTTTGCTTTTTTTACCTTTGCTTTTTGCAGATCAGTTACAGTATGGTATTTTTATGGATAATAGAGATGAAATTTTGCGAGCGTGGCTCAAATATTATTTTGAACACAGCCCTAAGATGAACAAAAGCCAAGTTGCAGCGGCGGCTGGCATAAAACCCTCAAAAATCACCTATATTCTTACCGGTAGGGTCGGAGCAGATGGGGAAAAGTATTTACAACCATTTCCATTTGAACTGCAAAAAAAAATATTGGATGCTACCAAAACATCTGAAAAAGAGGCGATCAGGATCGGCAAAAATGAACTGGAGCCAGACAAAGATAGAATTCAAAAATATATTGATGAAGCGATTACAAAAAAAATCAAATACGTCCCTTCTGAGCCTCAACACGACTCCACTGCCGGGAACATTGTTCCTATTGACCATCAGCACGCCGAAATAATCAAAAAATTTCAAAACCGGGACCTGGCACTGGTGATTAACCAAGAGCTCCTTGATCTGGAATCCATGGACCCTGACAAATTGAAATCAGTGTTGGATTTTATCAAATATCAAAAAAATGAAGCAGAAAAAGAAGCCGCCAAAAAAAGAGATGCGTCAAATTACAAGGAATAATTGCCGGATCATACGTCTATATTAAATGATGAACAATGTTTCAATTGGAAGAAATACCTAGTCCATATAGGGGTTTTTACCTATCGAAAACTTATAAGGAGGCCAACATGTTTCTGTTCTTACGAACAATTACCCTTGTATTCGTATTATTCTTTTCGTTCGTTTTTAGTTCAGATGTGCGGGCTCAGCCGTTTGCTGTCTATTCCGGAACAGGGGATGATGTACAGACCATATCCAAACCGGACAAAAACATGCCGGCGCTGTTGGCGATATCAGGAAACAGCGCAGGCAGGCACTTTGCCGTGATAGCAAGGGACGGCTCAGGAAACCGGGTAAGGGCTTTAGTCAATACCACTGATGCCTATGCTGGTATTGTTCCAATCGATTTGCCGCCACGGACCGACACAACATTGCTTGAAATCAAAGCATCCGGTGGGTGGCGAATCAAGGTTTATTCGATTGGTGCGGCTCAAAGGGCAAAAGTGCCAGGTGTTTTCAATGGAGAAGGTGATAATTTGATCGTATTAAAAGGCAACCCAAAATTAGCAAATGTCCGAGGTAATTCAGCCTCACGGCATTTTGCCGTTATCGCATATGATAAAGGCGGAAATCGATTGGGTGCGAAGGTCAATACAACGGACCCTTACAACGGAACTATAATCTTGCCAAGCAGAACCCTTTTGCTTGAAATTAAAGCGGTCGGTGGCTGGACTGTAGATCTTCAATAATTCGTTGTGGCATAGGTCAATTGGGAGAACTACTTAATCCATATAGGGGTTTTTACCTATCAAATAATCTATCAGGAAGGCCGTTCATGGATCCTCAAAATCAATGCCCAAAATGCGGAAAGCCCAGAAAAGAATCAGATATTGACTGCCCATATTGCGGTATTGTGTATTATAAATATGAGGCGATTCAAAAACGTAAGGCAGAAGCGCCAGATCCGACCCCGCGGCGGCCGCACCTGAAAAACAAAAACAATCTCCAATAATCTCCCTTCCAGTCAAACTGCTGGTGGCCGGTGTCGTCTGTCTGTTTGTTGCTGCTGTCCTATTTGCGCCGGAAAGCACCCAGCCACCGCCGCCACCGAAAGCAACGGTGTCTAAGCCCCAGCCCACGGCGGCACAAAAGGCAGCCATGGCAGCCAAAAAAGAAAGGGATCGTGCCGAAAGGGAGCGGCAAAAGGCGGAAGAATATGAGCGCTGCAAGATCGATTTGCAGTGCTGGGGAAAAAAGCACTCATTGAGAGCGACTTACGCCAGTCAGGAATCAATTGAAAAACTGGCTAAATATGATTTTGAGTGGGTGGATGGCTTTTGGGGCAGCAAGTTGACACATTGGAAGTGGCTGGACGAAAACAAATACACCCTGGTTTATTTCGGTGACCAAATTAAGCTGCAAAACGGGTTCGGTGCATGGCAGCGGTGTATATATATGGTGAAATATGATCCAATCAATGAAAAAGTCCTGGGAGTTGATATCGAGCCGGGACGATTATAATAACAAGGGTTTTTACCTATAAACAAAAAAAGGATAACCATGAACCAGCCGGTGCCATTTATGATTAAATTCAAATTAGCGCCCAGCGAAAAAAACAAAAACCCATTACTGGAGCACATTGAAGGAGCAAACGCCACAATATGGGTTTTTGAATTGCTGGAAAAAGAAGCCCTTAACAAAGCTACCAGGTATGTTCAAAGCCTTGGCTGGGAGGTCGATTCTCTTTCGGATCTTTCCACAGGCCTGCCAGCGCCTCTTTCTCAGATGGATATACGTACAGCATCGGCTTACCTGGATGCTGAGCTTCTTGGGATTTGCGGGCGGTTTGATGCGTGGCCGAAGCGTCCTCAGCCGGGCGTTTTTTATTCGGTTCCAATGGACAAGCCTCCTAAAAAGTAATGGAATATTTAAGGATAATTCTACCATGAAGCGCTAAGGTTGTATAGACTTTTATATACATGTATATACAACAGTTTTTTGAATCCATAAAAGGGGGCACTTCTCATGTTCTTCACTACCAAAACCTACGTCAAAAGATCCATCGAGCGGCTGTACGGCATTATTCAGGGCATTGATATAGACTGCCACATCAATGACCGGGAGATCGTCGCATTGAAAAAATGGCTGGATACCCACGATGTGCTGCACCATGAAGAACCGTTCAGGGACCTGGTTTATCTGGTTTCTGAAATCCTGGAAGACGGGGTGGTGGACGCTGACGAAAGAAAGCTGCTGTCGGAATGGTGTTCAAACGCATTGAACGAAACCGGGTTCCTTGGTTGTGTGACTCAGTCCACCCGCCGGCTGCACGGCATCCTGTCCGGGATTGTCTGCGACGGACAGATCCGGGCGGAAGAGCTGACAGGGTTGCAGGACTGGCTGCTGGATTATGAGCAGATGAAAGACTGGTGGCCGTTCAACGAGCTGAAAAAGCTTCTGGATCAGATTATGGCGGACGGAAAGGTGGATCCGGAAGAACAGGAGGCCCTGCGCGATTTTTTCTCAAGCTTCACAGAGCAGGTGATTGACGATCCGAAAATTTTTGACAATGAATACTGGATGGACCCGCGCATGATATCCTTGTCCCCGGTGTTCAAATCTATATCGACCATTTGTGAACCTTCGCCTGTCATCCGTTTCAATGGCAAAGAATTTTGCTTCACCGGCCCGGCCGCTTCCGGAAAAAGAAGCCACCTGGCGGCAGCAGTGGAGCAGTTGGGCGGGGTCCACCGGAAAAACCCGGTCATCAGCCTGGACTATCTTGTCATCGGGGCGCAATCTTCCCCGGCATGGGTGTATTCCACCTACGGCCGGAAAATTGAAGCGGTCAAGCAGCGAAAGGAAACCGTGCCGGACTGCCAGACACAGATTGTCAAAGAGGCGGATTTTGTATCTGCTGTTACGGCCAGAGGGCTTGGTTTTTGATCAAAGAAATCAATCCTGCACCTGCGTCACTGACACCTTCAGGGCCATGGCCAGCTTTTCCAGGGTGGCGGTCCGGTTAGTGTTTTCCGCCCGTTCCATCTGAGACAGGGCCGCCTGGGTGATGCCGGCTTTTTTTGCCACCGCTTTCTGTGTCATGCCCAGGTAAAGGCGCCAGGCTTTGATCAGCGGCATATCTTCCAGGATGGCTTTTTCCGCCACTTCCCGGGGAACGGAATCCGGTTCAATGCTTTCCGGCAGCATCGCCAGATAATCGTCATAAGGAATCACGGCAAATGCCGGTATCCCGTTTTGTCTGATCACCTGGACGTTATTTGTATGTGCGCTCATTTCTCTTTTTTACCTCCTGAATTTCAATGATTTCAAGCTCAGCAGTGAAGAACACCCGCCACGACTTTACCCTGAATTTTAACAGCTGGGTGGTTTTGTATCGGCTGACCCTGACCGGTGTGTCCGGATAAGATTCCAGCTGGTTGATTTTGTGGACAATCTCCGCTTTGACGGCCTTGTCTTTTATTTTCTTGATTTGCCGGATCGCTTTGGTTTTATATCTTATCTGGTTCATGCTGGAAATATAAGCTTATATTATAAGATCGTCAATAATAAATATAAGCGTAATTGCAAAAAACATGGTTTTCCCTGCAAAAATTTCTTGACACCCGCTGCGATCATCCTGTAACGTACACACATCACACAGCGCCCCCGGACCTCCGCAAGGAGGTCACGATGGCAAGACAATTTGAAAAACCCGGACAGGCCCGAAAACCTGCTTCGGGTTTTTTGCGTTCAAACCTGCCGATAAATCTCAAGCCCGGCCAGATCCGGCGTGGTGACTACTGCCACCGGTTCCAATCCTGTTCCCAAAAAAATCAAATTGATCCCAAACAGATCGTCTGTCTGATCTGTGAACGCTTCATCCCGCTGTTCACCGGAGTGGACCCGCTGGCCCAGGCCATCACAATGGGATACAGGGTTGGATTCAAAACCATCAAGGCGGCCCTGGCGTTTGAAGCCAATGCGGGCATTGCTTCAAAAACAGAAGCCTACAGAAAAAAACTGTCCGACCATACCAAAAAATCCGGTATAGAAAAGAAACCTGCCCCGCCACCTAATCCAGATCCCGCGCCCATGACAAAAAAATGTGGCAACCCCAGATGTAAAGATCCGGTGTTACCTGCCACGCCCAAGTATTTTTATCGGAACCGGACCAATGTGGACGGTCTGAGTTGTTATTGCAAAGTCTGCCAGAACGCCACACAAAAAAAATCACTGATAAAAAAACAGGAAAAGGACCGGCGGAATGCAGTGGCTGGTTTTCTGAAAAACACCGGCTGGGTGAAGGCGGGTCCGCCGATCGGCAGGGAGGTGGAGGCATGATTAAGCTCTCCATCGAACCAATCTATCACGTCCCCCGGATAACAAAACAACTGACCCCAAACTGAAAAGGAAAATTAACGGTGAAAGAAGCAATAAAGACGCAAGACTGGGTAGATAGTCCCTATTATCTCAGGGACCTTACAGACCTGTATAAAGTTGGTTCCCGTGTGGACGCGTGGCGTGACTTTCTACTGTCAGAAAAGATAGATGTATTGAGAAAGTTGGGAATGCTCGTCATGAGTTTCAATCAACACGATCTGTTTAACCGGCTCATTATCAGGCTGGATTGCTCAGAGGATGAGGCTATGGCGGGTATCAGGTCTGTCATGCGACCGGGACATGAACGGGACGTCGCTTTTTTCCGGCGGTCAATTCACGACAAGACCGCATGGGCGTATTTGCCACTCAGTTGCTTTGCTGACGCCCAGGGCTTCAACGAATGGGATCGGGACAAAGAAATCTGGCAAAGCGATATTTTGAAGTTCAACCCAATGCCTCAACTGATGGTTGGCGTGGAAAAGGAATGGAATGTTGATCCGTCCTGCTTCACATTTTCACACAAGATTCGGAGAAGACAATACGGCGCCAGGGAGAGATATGCACAGGTGTCATTTAACCATCCACACCTGGATCAGCGGTTCAAGGGCAACCAGCACGTTGTGAGTGGCACGTTTCCCGTGGATGAGGAAATTAAAGCCATCAAAAACAACTTGATGGAATTGGCTATGGACGTATGTGCAAAACAATCGGTTTGTGTGGAAGGGGGAGGAGACAATGGTTGATGTGCAACACCTACAGAAGGTGCATGTAGCGTACCGGGCTGCGCTTGATGGCGGCCTAATTCCATGCGGCGGATCATGTGAAAGATCACTACCGATTTTACAAATGTACCGGTGCTACCACTGCGGGCTTTATTTTTGCCCCGCATGTGCACCGGCGCATTTCGGGCAGCGGAAAAGCAGCTTTAAGATTAATCGCCGGGATCTGGCTGAGGAGGTGTTTCATGGCTGATCACTCTTTCGTAGACACATCTGGTAAAGCATGGACAGCCTGTTGTGAGTGCAATCGTGGCGTTAGGGGGAATGATCCTGACAAATGTTCATGCGGGTGGAAAAGTACCGAATGGGACGGCACAGGCTGCTTTCTCGGCACGGCCATTGTCGGAGAACCATCGAAATCTAAAAAACTATCCCGATCTCAAAAAAGATACCGGCGGTATCTTGAGTATGGTGATTGCTTCGATTCTTTTATTGACTTTTGCAGGCATGAAGACGCTCTTAAGGCCAGGGAGGTGACCCATGCTCAATAAACAATGCCCGGACAAAATCGATTGGACGGACTGGACCTGGAACCCTATTTCAGGATGTTTGCACGGCTGCGACTACTGCTACATGAACCGGATGGAAAAACGGTTTCCCGGTATCAATAAACCCGCGTTCCACTTTGACCGAATCGACAAATTTTTAAGATCCAAAAAAGTGAAACCAGGTGAAAAGATATTCGTTGGTTCTTCAGGAGATATGTGGGGTGAATGGGTTCTTGATGAATGGATATCTGCCGTACTGGATGTCGTGGAATTGACCCCAGAATTCACTTATCAATTTCTCACAAAAAACCCTGATGGCTACGCCGATTGGGAGTTCTTTCAAAACTGTTGGATTGGAACCACCGTGGACGGGACATCCAGGACCGAAAACAACCTGTCTACACTGGTCAGATCGGTGCCTAAACAGTTCATCCGGTTTGTTTCTTTTGAGCCCCTGATCAAAAATCCGAGCATCAATGAGTCAGTGTTCCAGGAACTTGACTGGATCATTATCGGCGCAGACTCTACCAGGGGCGCGAAAAAAACTCCCAACACCTGGGCAGAGTTTATCATCGATATGGCCAGGGAATTTTCTATACCGATTTGGGTCAAAGATAATTACCAGTATTATGATGTCATCAAAGAATTTCCGAAAACAAAGGCGGTGAATCCATGAAAGAGTTACCGATAATTTTCAGCACCGACATGGTTGAGGCAATCCTTGCCGGAAAAAAACGTGCCACCCGCCGTGTGATCAAAAACCCGGAGCGGTTGCAGGGCTTGATGTTGGCCGGGGAAGAGCCGGCATGGTGTCCATATGGCGGGCCGGGGGATCTGCTGTATGTCAGGGAAACCTGGCGGGTGGGTGCATGGGATCTGAAGGATAATTTAATCGCGGTCGATTATCTTGCAGGCAATTATGCCCGCCGCGAATGGCTGAAGTGTAATGAGAAAATCGCGCGCCATCTGGTGGAGCAGTCAATACAGGATGCAGAAAAAACTTTTGGGAAAAGACCGGGGCGGGGTATCGGTTTTGACTGGGAGCCGGGCCAGTCTCCATGCCGGTGGCGAAGATCCATCCACATGCCAAAAGCGTTTGCCCGGATCTGGCTGAGAGTGGAGAACGTATCTGCCGACAAGCTGCAGGAAATTACTGAAGCGGAAGCGATTGCCGAGGGCGCCAGATACAAATATTTTGATACAGGTTTTGCCTCTCCTGAAAAACGATGGTCCATGGAATATCCGTTTCCCAAAAAGTACTTTCAATGCCTGCCCACCGCCCGGATGGCGTTTGCAAATTACATCAACCGCCTGCATGGCGGTAAAAACTGGAATCTAAAACCATCAAATCTGTGGGATGAAAACCCTATGGTTTGGATCGTCGAATTTTATGGATCAGTGCCACCGGCAGGAAGGTCCCTGCATGAAACGATACGCAACGGAGGGTAAATAGTGGAGCTGGTAAAATACAAAGACGGAGAATACGCGAAAGATGGGCTTCATCTTCCTGCGACATCAATACAAGATGCGGAGACGTTGTGTGGAATATTCAGTCCTGGATATGAGCCCACGTTTGTTGAGGGCGATGCCCCCGAGTGTCCTGAGTGTATCAGGGCCGCAAAAGAATTGTTTTCCAGGTATACAAAAAAACAGGTTAATTCGTGGATAGGTAAAAATTGAGATTCCCAAATAAAAAAGAGGAGAATTATGGATACATCGGGACATATAGAAGCGATCACAGACAAAGAAGCAAAACAGTTGCTGGAAGATGGTGGGCTTGAAAACAAAATTCCGCTGGATGACAAGCAGGCCCATGTGCTCAAGCGGCGATCCTTGAGATACAGGAAAAACTGGATGAGAAATAAACCCTGCGTCTGTGGGTCCGGGAAAAAATTTAAAAAATGTTGCTGGTCAAAAGTGACTATGGCCAAAAAGGAGGAATAGTATGGGCGTCAAGCGGCTGAAAATCAAAAACGAACTCAACTACAAACGCGGCCGCACCTGGAAAAACTGCGGACAGTGTGATTATTTTGTACCGAATTACGACATTGTTGATCACGATTCATATGGCGCCCAGGTGACAACGGAACCCAGATGCAAAATCATCGGCCTGAAACCAGGCCGGCAATACAGGATCCACCCGGCAAATATCTGCGCCCGGTATGACAACACGGAAGGGTTGAAAAAGCTCAAGGCAATGATGGATTGAAACATGCCTGACCAGGTCACCATATACAACATCCGCCTGTCCTATCACCGGCCGGCGGAGATCCAGCCCACAACCCTGGCCATGTCCTGGGGGTCTGACACCACAGCGGTCGATGCCGTGGAAAAAATGTTCGGGTGTATCCCGTTTCCATACCATTTATATGTCGGCGTTGAAGACACCCCCACCAGCCTGCAAAAAAGATTGAACCGGATGCGGGATCCGGAATCTCTTTACAAGGCCAGGCGGAAAAGGATCCGGGCTTATGTCATGAAAAAAGATCCGCTGTTTTATGACCAGTTTATCGGTCCAGCCCTGGAAAATGATGCCTATACATTGGAATATTACCGGCAGCGCCAGAAAGACATTGCCGACATGCACCGAAAAATTTCCGTGAAACCGGATCGGGTGGGGAAGCTGTGGATTAACCCGGAGGCGGAGCGACTAAAACACGTTGACTGGTTAGCGTTTTCCAACGAGGAGTAAAAACAGCATGAGAGACGATTCTTTGAAGATGGTCCGGCCTTTTTTTGGGCTTCCTCCAATTCTGGACGCATGTTGTGGTAGCCGCATGATGTGGTTTGATCGTGAAAATTCAGACGTTTTATATGTCGATCACCGGCGCGAAACATTAAAGGTATCTGATCGGTCTCACGGAAAAACTGATGGCACCCGCACAGTAAATATAGACCCGGATGAGTTGGTTGATTTTCGACATATGCCATACCCTGATTGTTCATTTCGGCTTGTCGTATTTGACCCGCCTCATCTTGTCAGAGCCGGCCCAAGAAGTTGGATGGCAGCTAAGTATGGAAAGTTGGGACCGGAGTGGAAAAATGATCTGCGGCGAGGATTCGATGAATGTTTCCGTGTACTGAAACCGGAAGGTGTATTGGTCTTCAAATGGAATGAGACGCAAGTACCAGCCGCAGATGTTTTATCTGTGGCCACATTCCAGCCGCTCTTCGGTCACAGAAGTGGCCGCAAGGCAATGACACACTGGTATGTATTTATGAAGCCCGGGATATGATCCTGGAAAAACAAGGAGTGAAACAATGATGATTATCAGTCGTGAGGCGTTTTTATTTGCCCTGGCCGGGTCCTGTGTCATCGGCTTTATCGTTGGAGCTTTGGTCTATATCTGATGACCGGCCCGGAACTGGACATACTTGCCACAAAGATTGCTGAACGCATCGCCTCCCCCCGGTGGATGAAGCTGACGGCAGCGGTGAAGTATTCCAGTTACAGCCGGGCACAGCTGATCGAGCTGGCAGAGCGCCGGGACATTGTCGGGTATCCGGATCCGGACTCCAAACGCGGAGACTGGATCTTTGACAAAGAATCCATTGACGAATACCGGCTCAGCCATTTTTTTGGGGCCCGGCAAAAAGCCTTGTCAATTTTGAAGAGTCTGTAATATGATGTCTGGCATCATGAGACTGTTTCAGCACAGAGATACGTGGTATGTGGCTTTCCCGGGCGGCAAGCGGCGAAGCCTGAAAACCAAGGATGCCCGGATTGCCAAGGGACTTTTCGCGGAGATCAAAAAAGAAGTGCTCCGGGGCAATATTTTGCAGCTGGAAAAAGACAACAGTCCGCTGCTGTCACAATACACGGAATGGTACACGGAACACCCGGACCGGTCGGACCTGTCACCGGACACGCTGCGGGCCGATGCCCTGGGGCTGAAAAAACTGACGGACGCGGCCGGGGATGTGCCCATCAACCGGATCACGGACAAACACATCCAGAAAATAAAATCCCTGTGCCGGGCCGCTTCATTGCGGCCGGCATCCATCAACACCTATCTGCGGCACATCAAAGGAGCGATGCGGTTTGCCAAAGACGCCGGACTCATCGATGCCGTGCCCGTGATCCGGATGGTCAAGACCGGCCAGGCCCTGCCCAGGGTGATGACCGATGCAGAGATCAAAGCGATCCAGGCTCAGGCGGACAAAACAAAACCGGAAATGGGCCGGATCATCCGGTTTGCGCTGTTCACCGGCACTAGGCGCAGTGAAATTATCCGCGCCAGGTATGAGCATGTACAGGCTGGAAGCATCACTATATACGGCAAAGGCGGAAAACAGCGGACCATCCCCCTGGTGGGCGGGGCCGGCGACGTGGTGAAGGCCCAGGACATCGGGAAAATATTTTCATACAAACACACATCCACCGTGTCCAATTATTACCGGGAGATCACCCGGGATGCCGGCGTGAAGTCCAGGTTCCATGATCTTCGGCACACGGCTGCCACCCAGATGCTGACCGCCGGGATTCCCCTGGAAGTGGTGCAAAAGATCCTGGGGCATACGGAATTGAGAACCACCCAGATATATGCCAAGGTAGTCCAGGACCGGCTGAAAACTGAAATGGAAAAGCTGAAATATTGA